CCGCATCCGAGCCGGAACCCCAGCAGCCGCCCCGGACGAGCGCACGACCAGACCAGTTCCGCTCTCCGTCAGGCCGCCAGCCCATACCTTTTTCTTGCGATGGGTAGGGGGCAGTGGTCAGGCTTGGCGAATCCGCCTTGATGATGGTGGTCAATCCCAAGTCATTGCCCTGCACGTCGTCAAAAATCCACGAAAATACGTTGCCGTTTAGGTCGCAAACCTTCTCGCCATTCGATAGCGTCAACCAGCGGCGCTCCTTCGCATCGGGTGATTGGAACGTACCAGGCTGTGCGCTCGAAACATTTCCTTTGCGCAGTCCACGGAATAGCTTGCCTTCGCCCACTTTCCCCTTAGTCCAGTTGCAATCCTGCTGGGCGGCATTAAGCCTGATCGCCAGTTCCTGTCTTTCAGTGACGAGCTGGCCGCCAATGTCTACGCACGCCGCTTTTGCTTCTTCAAAGCTGATGCGCACCCACGGTGTGCCATCCTCGGTGATAACTGCTTTCCCTCCAGCTCCCTTGCTGCAAGCGAACTGCCCATACTGGAATGCGGGAACGACAAGGCCGCTTGGTAGGGTAGTTTCTGGTACGGTGATGAATAGGTTTTTCACAATATCCCTTTCGTTCTGGATTGAGTTATTTAACGGCGTACTTGCCAAGCATCGCAGGGATGTCGTCATTTCCAATTGCATTTACGATGCACTCGGCGAACTGTTCTGCCATTTGCTCTTCGTGTTCTTCGATCTTGATAATGCGCAGATTGATGGCTGGCTTATCAGCGCCGGTCAGAATCCCAAGGCGCATCACAAAGGTGCGCTCGGCTATGTCCTTATACGGCACGCAAGTAAAACAAATCTCGGTAGGAAGCGGCTCCGTGCTAGATGCAGTGACACTTTCAAACGCGCTCCTGCTGGCGCTAAGTTGCTGCTCGGCGCTTTCCAGCTTACGCAGCGCTTCAATACTGATCTTGCGCACTGCCGCAATGGCCTTGTTCGCCGGAACATCAGCGCCGTCCTTGTGGCACGCAATCAAGTTTATCCAGTCTTCAAGAAATTCCGCGATGGCGGATTGCGGGTATCCCTTTCCGTCAGCAATTTTGCGCAACGACTCATATGCAGCCGTGCGCTTCTGCTCCAGCCTGGCTGTGTTGTCTGCGTGACCTGGCTTTTCTTGCGTACCTAGATTAAGCACGGCAGTTGCAATCATGCTTTCCGGCTCGATGAAGATTGCCGCGCCGAGTTCAGCATTTTTTTTCGCATAGCTTGCGAAGTCGCCGATTACGCTCGTTACCATTGCTCCACGCAAACGGCGGCGCGTAGGCATGAACTTTTCGAGGTCGTGTATGTTGTGGTCAGAAGGTAGTGCGATAGCGCCGGTGGATTGACGATCTATTGCCGCGTTTGCAGCCTGAATTGCTTGAGCCTTTGAGAGTTCTTTTATTACGTCTGCGTCAAACATGATTTATCCTTATATTTAGTTGATACTTATTTGTTTTTTACTTCGCCAGTTTGTTTGTCCAGAAAGCTCATCTGATTTTCTGGTGCAAGTGAGAGGCGACCATATTTGCCGACATGCAGAGGCGTTACGCGCTCCTCTTTCTCGCCTGCTGTTCCGTTCAGAGTAGGGCGCGTGAAGCTGAGTTGATGAGCGCAATGAACTTGCGTGGTTCCGGGGATGCGCTTGAAACTGAATTTAAGCGTCACATCTCCAACGCGGTCGTTGTCGATTACCGCCGCCGCAACCTGAGAAAGCGCCAGAGATAACTTGCGCTCTAACACTCCTCCATCCAGGTCTTGAATGAAACCACCGACATCTGTTCCAGCATCACTTTCTTGTTGTGCTGCGGTTTTCTGATTCATGCTCTTCGCTCCTTTTGTGAGTTAAATAATTTACTTGGTAAGGTAGCCTGCAATGCCACGCGCTATTGCTGGCCTGCTCCAGTTCGCCATTGCGCGCAATTTCGTGCGCATCCAGCGTGGTCGCGCTTTAAGTAGCGCATCATGGATCGGGCGCAGCGATACCGGATTTTCAGGGTGCTTGTCGTTGTAGCTCTTGCTGTTGTTGCCGACTACATTGGCGTTCCTGATTGCAGTTATAGATTGCTTTTTCATGCTACCTTCCTTTCTTCGTGCTGAATGTCGCCACGGAACTCTTGCAGAATCCAGTCCAAAGCGGCTTCATTGGTTGTGCCAAAAGTGGTTGCAACAGCATCGAGCAGTTCGGCGCGATTGGGGCGGCGCGGCGAAATTGCCTGGGCGACGGATACCGGTGCGACGGCGTGCATCACGTCGGCAAGCGTAATGGCTCCGGCTTCTTCTCCTTGAGCAGGTAATGTTGCCGGTGACGGGAACGGCCATGTAGCGACCGGGAGGGCGATAGGTGCAGGCTTTGCGTCCTGCTCATCCTTGAGCTTTGCAGCAGCCTCTATAGCCGCTTTGGCGCGCTCTTCTTCATCCGCCTTTGCTTTGGCTTCTGCTTCTGACTTTGCGCGAGTGGCGGCTTCGGCCTCAATCTTGGCCTTGGCTTTGGCTTCTTCCTCAATGCGCATTACTTCGCGCTCAGCTTCCAGCTTTTCTGCTTCGGCGACTTGGTGATCTTTTATGCGGGTTGTGATCACCAGCTTAAAATCATCCATCGGCTTGCTGATAATTTGCGCAAGATCGTTGAACAGGAAACCGAACCCGGCGGAAGTTTCTTTGCACCACGTCAGTTTGGCGAGAATGTCCTTTGCTGCTGCATCAGCTGCAATCTTTCCGTTGGCCAGTGCAGTATCGACCGCATCCATCCATGCCGACACCAGACGCTTGCCTTTCATCGCCCCGGCAAAGTCTGGCTGCTGAATATTCAGACGAATTGGTTTGATCCAAGCTTCGAGCGCGGAGATGTGTTCGGAATAAGCCGTCTTGGCACCATTCAGGATCTCCAGCTTCTTCGCTTCCTTTTCCTTCTCGACATCCTTTTCAAGTTTTAGGGCGGTGATGCGTAAATCTTCGTGCCATGCGTCTATCATGCGCGCCGCCGCACCTATGGTCAGAGTCTGCTCAAGCATCGCTTCCTTCGCGAGCATGAGCTTCTTGCCGGTCTCGCGGTATAACTTGGCGGCAGCCTCAGCATTGGAGAAATCCTGATCAGTTACGAGGCTAGTAGCGCGGACTGTTGCCAGCGAGGCCGCCAGCGCCTTTCCGAACTCGGCCATATTGTCGTCTGTGATTTCTCCCTTCGCGTGGACGAATAGGGCCGGAAGGGACAGGATCGCTTCGGCAGCAGGCTTCTCGATAATCTCGACGTGCTGATAGTTTTCTCGGTCTTTGTTGAATTGCTCCCATCCTGCGCGGATGCGCTCGAACCAAACAGGATCAGGCAATATATCCATGCTGACCATGCGCTCTTCGGTGCCGTCTGATACCGTGAATATCCAACTTTCTGCACCGGATACCATCAGGCATTGCTGTGGTTGTGCCATAAATTCATCTGGCAATTCTTTCGCTGATACTGCGGCAGCAAGTGTTTCATTCCACTGTTTATGCTCCCATCCTTTGGTGCCCGACATGCGAAGACCATCGCACGAAGCTGAAGTGCGTCCGCGAGACAGCACGACCGGATATAGCTTGCTGCTTATCTGACGCTCGACGATTGGCCTAGCCAGCGCCTCTACCTCATGCCCGTAGTCAAGGATGTTTTCCTGCACCCATGAGCTGAACTCCTTTGTGATTCCGGATGACTTCATGCGCAAAAGTTCGGTGCGTGACGTTTTTTTGGATAGGCCAAGCATCGCAGCTGCTTCGCTTGCTCCATCATGGCTCATGCGGAATTCAATCCATTCAGGAGACCCCTGGATAAGTTCGTGCTCGATCAGCTCTTCTGTCATCATCTCGTCCATGTTATTGACCTTCCTTTTCCCATGCGTCAATCTGGAATTGCTGTTCGTCGGTCAGGATCATCGAAGTTTTTGCGGTAGCGATGATTGCCTTTGCCTTTTTCTTTCCGCTACGCACCAGTGGCTCCCATTCTTTGCTCAGTTCAGCGAACTGCTCGGCGGTGCAGGCTTGCAACTCTCCCTTTCCGGCAGGCTTGCCGGTTTCTCCATTGCCTTGTTCTGCCTTGTTTTGCATCACGCTTTGCCAAGTCGCTTCGCCATCCTTGATCGCGCCGAAGATTCCACGCAGCGTCACGATTTGCGGCGGTGAGCATTTGGCTAGGTCATGCCCGAGATAGGAGGCCAGATCGGTCGCGGTAACTCCGATGGAAGAGAATGCGTCCACGATGCGCTTACGCTCTGCGTCAGGGTCTTTTGCCGCATCGTCCAAGCGAATCTTTTTGATGATCTCTTCAGCTTCATCGCATAAATCGCCTGGGATGATGCGCAGTCCGAGTGAACGCATGGCCTTTGAGATCAACGCGCCGCGCTTATTGAGCAGGTCATCGTCAGTGCCTAGTACGGTGTAAACGTCCTTGTTGTAGCTGTTCTTGCGCACGCTGATGTAGGAGCCATCGCTATTCGGCTTGCTGCGTTCAACAGTTTTCGACACGCGCACGTCAAGCGGGTAGGTAATATTCGCTTCCAGATCGGTGACTGAAACGCGGTGAACTTCTTTTTGCTCATCCTCGAAGATCATGGTGGTTTCGACCAGCACGTTCTTCATGCAGCGCAAGGCCACCTCAACAAAACGGATGCCCAAACCTTCAACGCCTTGTCCGATTGGCTTGATGTAGTAGGCGCTCTTGTTGTTGGCGAACGATGGCCGGCGGCATTCTTTGAGCAGTTCTTGCCGCACCGAATCCATGTTGCGCGGATTGCGCATCGCCATGATGTAGCGTGACTCGACCATCGCCTTCGACTGTGCCGCGATCGCTGTTGATGCTGTTTCGACAACCGCCATAGTCCGGCCTGTGCCGCCGAAATCTTCTTGTGTTGCCAGTGCTGTTCTATTGTTCATGGTGTGCTCCTGATGTAATTTTGTTTAGCGAAGGCCACGGCTGCGCCGCGACCCGTGACCAGCGATCAGAGACTCTTGGTGCAGCGGAAGCCGACGCCGCCGATGCGATGGCCGGGCCCGAAGACGTCGAGATAGAAGACGCCCGCATACGAGTCGGAACCCCAGCAGCCGCCCCGGACGAGCGCACCACCAGACCAGTTCCGCTCTCCGTCAGGCCGCCAGCCCATACCTTTTTCTTGCGATGGGTAGGGGGCAGTGGTCAGCGATATGGAATCGGCAGCAATCTTGCCAGTCAGGCCGTTTTCATCGCCCTGGATGTCGTCGAATACCCATGAGTAGCAGTTGCCAGAGAAGTCGTAGATTTTTTCGCCGTTGCTCAGCTGGTGCCAGCGGCGCTCTTCTGCATCGTCGGATTCGTAGGTTCCTTCCTGCGCTTCACTGACGTTATCTTTGTGGATGCCTTGGAAAATCTTGCCTTCGCCGACCTTGCCACCAGTCCAGTTAATGTCTTGCTGGCTGATGTCGTATGCAATGGCCAGCGCGCGGGTTTCAGCGAGAAGGTCATAACCAGCAACGGCGCAAGCTTTGCGTGCATTGTCATAGTTGATCTCGACCCAAGGCATTGCGTCAGCGACCGACTGTGGAATTCCTGCTGGGCCGCGTGATGCGATGTACTGAGCAACTTGGAAGGATGGAACCACTTTGCCGTTTGGCAGCGTAACTTCCGGCACTGTGACGAACAGGCTGCTTGCCTTAACCGTTGCAGCCACTTTGGCGCGCAGATCGGAAGCCAGTAGAGGGTATTCAGCCGCGCATGATTCTGCGTATGCAGCAATGGCCGGTATGGTGTGCTTGTCAGTAGTGAGGTTGAGGACGAAGTATTCATCGCCGAAGTGCTTCCCGCCTGGTGCATCAGTGCCGTCGGTGCGCGTGACGTTGAATTTATGGTAAAGACCTTGTTCGCGTTGGTTCATTTTGCTATCTCCTGTTGTTGGTTTAATTTCTCTGCGTTGCGATACCGCCGAATTTGTGCGTCAGACCGGATAAACCAGCCCACCTTGACGTTGATGCTATCCAGCGCGGCCTGTGCCATCCTGCGTCCCTCGGCATGGGCTTCTTCTGCCATGCGGTCAATCTCTGCGTGGTGCTCGGCGCGTCTATCGGCGCTCACAACTTGCCTCGCGCAATTTCCAGCGCTTTACTGAACCGATAGCCCTGCCTGAAGTAATGGCGGTACAGCGCGCGGATGAATGCGAGCGGCCTCATTTCAGTAGCTCCAGCTTTTTGAGCTTGCAGGTCATCAGCTTGGCGTCGAACGTCACCACGGCACCATTGGCGCACCTGGACAGCGTGGCGCTGATGCGGTCGTATTGCTGCCGGTCGGCCATTGTGTCCAGGCGGTGCTGGATTACGTCGCGGTAGCCGGCGGTGAGTGTCCACAGCATCACGGCTGCTGCGGCTGTCATCACGGTGTAGAACAGCGGCGTGGCGCGGCGCTCGATGTCGTCCATGCGGGCGTTCTCGCGCTCGACTTCGGCACGCCTGTTGAGCTTGTTGACGATGTGCTGGTGGGCGAGGCTCATGCTTCGTCCCTCCGTTCCATGTATGCGCGCAAGCTATCTTCCGCGCCTACATCGCCGTCAATCTCGATACTGCGGGACAGTGAACAGGCGGCGTTCTCAAGTTCAGTCGCGCAGCCGGTGATAGTGGATGTGCGGTCGATCAGCTCATTGATGATGTGCTTGCATTCGAGCAGGCTCGCGCCCTCGATGAAGCGCGCCACATCAACCAGATCATCCAAACGGCTTATTTTGGCCGTCTTAGCCTGAGCCGATCAGCTCATTGATGATGTGCTTGCATTCCAGCAGGCTGGCGTTGCCGATAAAGTCGGCGATTTCAACCAATTCATCCAGCCTGCCAAGCCGCTGCGCCTTGCGCTGGCCTTCTACGATCATCTGCGGCACGTCCGGCATGTCACCCAGCTTATTCATGAGCGGGCGGATTGCGCGCAGCGTGGCGATGATGTGCTGGTTGCGGCGGATTGCTGCATCGTGTTCCACCGGCGGCGGCGTCAGGCCGGGAAGAAACTCTGGCAACCCGGCGGCTTGGGTTTCGATCATGTTCATGGCGTTACCTCCATAAAGTTATCCGGTTGCCCGACCTAGGGCTGGGCTGGTTTCTTTCGCACTACCAGCGGTCGCTCACCTTTCCGAGTAGTCAGGCTCCCTTGTCGCATGAGGTCTAATCGCCATTACCTCGTTCCACTTCACTGCGCTTGCTACTCAATCAGCAGTACGGAAGCGCCTGAACTTCATCCGGCTTGCAATCGGGGGAAATCCGGCTGCCGTCAGCTCGCTTCTTCATGCTCACGGAACTATTGATCCAACCGCCTCCGTGCTGCCGACTGTTACTGCCACTGCATTCTCGCTACCGTCAGGCTTCACCGTAGTCCTGCCTATTCACCATGCCCGCGATTCAGGCTGACGCTACTTGCCGGTACTTATGGATTCCTCCACCCCGAGGGACTGAATCCTGCTCTATCCTGCGTTCGCTGCTGCTGGGCTGCCGGTATCCCGCGTTGATCTGTAGGATGGGTGAATTATCGACAAGTCGATTTAATAAGTCAATAGATATTTCGATATTCGAGGGAAATAAAAAACCCGCCGAAGCGGGTTATGGTTTGATGGTGTGCTAAATTATTCTCGTCGGTCTTTTTCTTTTGCGGCTTCGTTGGTCTGCCATTGCATATTGCCTGAAGCGTCTGCGCCGCCGCGCTTGAGCGGTACAACGTGGTCAATAACGTATCCAGAACAGCGGCCAGTTGATTTACCGGTGGATGGACAAGGGTTGGCGTGCTTGAAGTCTTTTATCGCGCTGGCGCTGCGCTGGATGCGGCCATTGCTGTCGCGCGGGCAGGTGTCGCAGCGCGTGGATGCGAATGCAGGGAACGTCAGGCAGGAAAGCAGAATAAGCAGGGCGATGCGTGTCATTGTGTAACGTAAATGGCTGTTGCAGATAGCGTCTTGCTCCGAGCCTGATACGGAACAAACACTCCACCTCCATAGGGTTGCTTAACAAACGTACTGCCAGTGGTTACTTCTGTGCCACTGGTGTTAAGCACAATCGCATTTGCCCCGATAGCGGCTGCCTGTTTCTTCAACTCTTCGAGGGCGTAGTTTTGCTTCTCCTGGTCGGAAAATCCCCCCATGCTTCTCGCTTCTACCAACCCTATGACTTCGTGATTCGGTGGCGGTTGGAGCAACACCTTAACCTGCATAAAGTCTATCGGAGCGCGCGTTTGTCCAGTAACGACACCAGACCCGGTGGCGCAGCCGGTAAGCGTTACCGCTAGAACCATCCATGCTATTCGTTTCATTGATCTACCCCTTTAGGATTGCGTTGAGAATCCTCCTGGTGCTGCGGCGCTGGGCGCTCTCGTAATGATCTACCTGTCGATACTGACCGAACCCTGTATGTCGGCATCAATCGTGCCTCCTTGAACTCGAACAAGTGGTAGCTTTTCAATCAATTTAAGTCGTTGTTCTTGCCTCTTATCGTTATCTTGTATGTCTTTGAGCGCACGAAAATCCCCAAAAGTCGGAGGCGTAGAAACATAAAGTTTTAGTGCGATAAAGCAAAGCGCTGCGGCTATAACGGCAAGAATCGCCTTGGCTGTATTGTCCACACTTCACTCCCCGCAAAATTTACCACATGATCCATCCGCGCCACGATCATCGGGAGCGTCCGGGCAATCCCTCCAGCTACAGAAAGTTTCCGCTGCTGTTTTTTGTGCCGGGGGAAACGTGTGAAACAGAAACCACGCGCATAGGAGGAATGCCGCCCAAGCAGATGTGTTGCAAAATCTCTTCCCTTTGCGCACTCCGGCAACTACAACGGAAATCCAAAACGGCACCATGAGCTGCCAGTAGTAGATGGTCAGCGCCAAGCCAAACAGGAATATCACCAAACAAAAAATAAGCGCCACCAACGATCCTGCGCCGTCTATCAACCCAGAAAGTACGTCGCCGATGGCGCGTATCGTTCGCTCGATCATACGTCCATAACCATCTGCTTGACCACGCCGCAGATTACCGCATCAGGGCGCATTGGCATGATCGGGTAGCGTTCGTTGAGCGGCTTCAGGTAGGTTTGCCCGCCGTCGATCACCAACTGCTTAAAGGTAGCATCTGAGCCGTTCTGGCGCACGATCACGAAGCTACCGTTGCGCGCCTCTTCTTCTGGCTCGACAATCAGGATCGCGCCATTTGGGAATTTTGGCTCCATTGAGTCGCCCTGAACACGTAAGGCGTAGGTGTGTTGCTTAACGGTGACAGTTGTTGAAATCCACTCATCTGCTTGTTCGGTTGAAAAATTATCCACGGTCTCGCTCCAGTTGCCAGCCGCCACTAGGCTGATTAAAGGAACTCTTCCCCCGATGGCTATTTTTATCGGCGAGATATTACCTGTCTCTGGGTAGCCAGGTTCTTTTTTGCCTTT